TCAACACAGCGATCACCGTATTGTATTTCAATCAATTTGAGTGGTTGGTCAGTTTCATTGCACAACTGATGCCATTCGTTTGTTTTGATAAACGTATGCTCATGTACAGTTAATTGACATTTGACTTCTTGATCAGTTGAAGCTTCATCCAGGGTGTACACAGTAGCCTCACCTTCGGCCACAAACCAAAATTCTGCACGTTGATCATGTCGTTGCATGCTCAAGCAGGTCTTGGGCATGACAGTGAGTTCTTTGAGTTTGGTATTGGCACCTACTTCATGCAACACACGATAGTATCCCCAGGTGCGTTCAGTCTTGGGTTTCTTCCAATCTTCTAATATCCAAGAACTGGAATTCTTTTTGTTTTCACCACCCACACCAAACACAAACTCCACGTCAGGTTCACTCATTTCGGGAATGTTGTGTTGAGTTCTATCGCCGCCGTTGGCAAAGATAAACTTGGCAGCAGGCATGGGATAGTACAGTCTGGTCAGGCGGATAGCATCTCGCGCACTGTCGTCCGAATCATCAAACTCAATCACACGATCTACCATGGAGAGATTTTCCACAATGGCTCGGCGCTCGGTCATGGGCATGAATGGTCTGCCTTTTTTACGAATCAACCAGTCGTCTGAATTGAGTCCAACAACCAGTCTGTGCCCCAGGGCCTTGGCTGCTTGGAAGTAGGCAATGTGCCCAGAATGTAGCGGATCATATCCCCCTGTGACAATTACTATTTTCATGTTAATATTTAACCAACATGACTCACACACCACCAAAAAGCTGTCCAGGCTGCAATGAAAAATATCAGCAAGAAGAATTCCATTTCTGCTAGATCTCGTTGCCAGCGTTCTTGATCAGTCATTTTAAGTCAGTTTTATTTCCACTGTGGCTCGTTTTTTGCCGCCGGTATCTGATACCACACCAACAACTTCAAACCCGTCTACGCCTATAAAATTAGTTTTGGTACCTTTGCATCGTATGTCCAATATAATGCGGGTGTTTTTGTGTGAGTGCTTTTTCATCAAGTCAATGTGGGTCTTTACAGGATAGTGATGTCCACAGCTGAGCCAAGATGTGATCAAATCAAATTTTATATTTTCATCAATATTGATGTTGTTGGTATCAATCAAGTGATAATTTTTTGTACCAAGTTCTTGCAGTTTGGCATCTAAAAAGTCAAAAGTGTGATAAAAATACAAATCATCTGTTGTTGTATTCCAATTGCCGTAGGAGGCTGTGTCAGACTTGTTAACGTTGTTCTTTTGATTACCATCCAACAACCACAACTCTGTACCGTACTTTTCTCCAAACCAACGAGATTCGTGAGCAAACCCGCAACCAATATCCAATAGCTTGCCAACAGGCTGCGACAAATAAGAATCAACTGCCTCAAAATTGGCTCGTTTTTTAGCAGTGTATCTTTCTGTGGTCCATTTTCTGGCCCATTGTGCAGAGTCATCTGCACCTTTGTCTGGATTGTCTATGTAATTGTTTAATGGATCTTTTATTTGAGTCAAAATATATTTAGCTTATCAAACCGTGATATCTTCCATGCCTGTTGTGCGCAGTCGCACCACATGACCCATTTGCCATTGTTTGGTATCCAGACCCTTCATAATACCCAACCAGCGGTTGCGTAACAATGCCACTTCGTTGATGATGGTTTCAAAGTCCACAACTTCTTCTTCACCGTCCACATACTTTTCAGCATCACGTGCTGTGAGCGCACGAGCATAGCCTTCGAGATACTTCTTGAAATGCCGGGTACGTATCTTGCGCAGTTGGATGTTGAGATAGTTGAGCACCGCCTCAATTTCTTGTAGCTGGTTGAACCTGTGTTCTGTGATACCTGGCAAGGCAGTGATATTCTTCTCTACCAGTCCACCAATCTTGCAGTCACGTTTGGCATCTGTAAGTTCGGATTCAAAGTGTGCAATGAAGTCAGGAATGTTACCAAGGTCTGCTACAACTTTACTGTACCACATTTTTAATTTCCATTAACATTGTTTATGTCAACCATTTTCTAAACTCGTTGGGTAAAAAATCAACATCTATTTTTCTGCGATTCACAAATTCTTCAAGATAGATTTTTAATTTTTGATGATTGTTTCCGGGATTTTCAAACAACTTTTTTGTCAACAATGAGTTCAATTGAACAGGATATTCTCCCAAATGCGTTGCAATTTTTTGTTTGCTGTCGGGATCCAAAACATTCACACACAGAAACTCAGGATATGTACACAACGAGTACACAATTTCTTTACTGCCAATATATAACAAAAAGTCATGAATACCAAACAAAGAAAGATTTGTCACTGTGGCATAAAAACTGTGCTTGACTGATTGTGATTCAAGAATTTTTATATTTTGTTGAAATCTTTTCCATGTATTTCCGTATCGCAATAATTCGTATAATTTTTCTGTTGCTTCGGCACTGATCACTATTTCTATTGCAGTAAACCTTGATAATTTTTTTAATTCTTTTTCAAAGCGAACAGGATCAACTCCCAGTCCAGACCATATTTTTATAGTGTTAATTTTTGTAGGTATTTTAGAAATTAAATCTTCAAGTCCCAGATACAAAAAAGGTTCGCCACCTGTTATTACTATTTCAGTCACGCCTGGTTGATCACAAATTGATTGTATTTCATCGATCAATTGCTTATGTAATTGGCCGTTTTTTATTTGTTTCTGACTCAGATCCATTATGACCTTGTCACGGGGGCTGAGTGTGTATCTGTCGTCGTTTGTTTCAATGGTGTATGATCCATTAGTATCAAGATCTCTAGCCCATGCTGAACTGTATGTTTTGCAACAATACAAACAACTCATATTGCAGTCAGATCCCGTAATGATGTTCAATGATTCTACAAAAGATTCTGCAAGATTATGAGTACGAATATTGCTGTTCATTAACAACCGACGACTGGGCATTGATTTTGACTCTGGTTGCCAGCAAGTGATATCACAACTGGGTACCGGAATATTGTTCAACATGTCTTGACGTTCTTTCAGCAGAGCAGGAGAATTAAATAGATCTCCTGGGCTGTTTTTGATATGATTAAAATTTATTTTTTCAGGAGTTGCGGCACAGCAACTTTGAGTTTCTAATTTTTCTAAATCAATACTGAGCCATGTGAACTTTTGACTGCAAAAATACTCTGACGGATCAGTAGTCATCTTCTTGATTGTAGTTGTCCTCTTCGTCCGGCTCTTCTTCGTCCTCTTCTGCATAATCCTTGTCGTTGTCTAGGTATGCAGTCAAGGCTTTTTTGATGTCTGAATCGCCTTTGAAGGCGTTTCGAATTTCTTCAACATCATGATCGTGATCAATCAGGATAGACACAATGCTTTCAGCGGCATCTATACGATCTACCACATTGACATATCTTTTCAATTCGCCCCAAATTTCGCTTGCTACTTCTGCTGACATGTTTACTCCCAATTTAATATATTTGTCAATTCTGTGTATGTTTTTTTAAAATCCTGATGACGTATTTTGTCAGTGATCTCTAGATAATTTACCATACCAGTTACATTACATTGACCAGTTCTTGAATTCATTGATTTAACAATTGGTTCAATTAAGTTGTAAAACTCTTTATTTTGAATTGCTAACAGTTTGGTACTTATGTAATTTTTTTGTTTGTTGTTGAACAATCCAATATTGAGCTCTTCTGGATTGTCTAATATATCAAATGCCACTGGCAATTCGTTGTTTTTACAAAATTGAAACACTGTATAGCTATCTAAAATATTCAATGCAGTTACCACACGGTACACATTGAATTTATAGATATTTGAATTTAATTTTTTGTATTGATCAATGTTGTTTTTTACCGTGGCCCAAGTTGATCCATATCTTTCGTAATCAAATTTTGATTCAATATTGTCAATGCTAAAACTTATCTCAACTTGTTTAAATTTATTCCATAATAGGATCAAATTATCTGCATAAACTGTGCCGTTTGTGTTGTAATGCAACGAGATTGCAGAACTGCGATTGTTGTTCACTAGATATTCTAACATGCGAGCATGCGACTTGTCAAGCAAAGGTTCACCTCCAGTGAAAGTAATGTACTGTAAGTTATTGCTTATTTTTTCAATATCTTTCCAGAGATTCAGGTCAGTATTGTTAGTCCATTCCATTTTTGATATTGTTAAAGGTTGCCATTGAGGATAAGAATCTGCATGTTGAGATGCTTCACTTGCCCATTTACTACTAGCAATAGGACTACAAATTCTGCAACTCAAATTGCAGGTATTTTTCAGTTTTATATCTAACGAAACCAACTCGGTTGACTCAATATTGTTATAATCAATATCAAAAAGTTTTTCTCGGAAAACATAATTGTCACGCAATCGTTTGCTAATTTTCCCGTTGTCTTCATCTTCCCAACATTTTTGACATCCGGCAGGGCGATGTCCCTGTAAAAATTGTTGTTTTAATTGTGTTTGATCATGGTCATTAATGATGGACAACAAAGAATAATCGTAAACTGATTTGTTTATCAAAGACTTTTTATAAACGCAGCATGGTGTAATTTTTCCTGTTATGTCTATTTCTAAATTAGTCCAGGGATTTATGCATGTTGAATCAGGTATATTAAAATTTGTAGATCCCGGTATATCATGAGCAATTCCGGCTAACTGTTCAATCTGTATGCATGTTTGATCTCGGGAGTACGCCAATCTAGCAAAATTTAAATAATCAACAACGTCAGAGTCAGCCGTCACTACCATGACAAAACAATTGGTTATATCCAAATGTGTTATTATTTTTTGAAGATAGTTAAAAAAATACTGTTTTCTTTTGTCAGGATACAATGTATCAACCAACACAATTCTTTGATTGTTACCATACGATTCATGTTTGGCTTTTACTAGTTCTTGATACAGATGATTGACAGGAGACTCAAAGAAATACTTTAATTTGTTCAAATATAGTACATCATATCTACTGAGTAGATTTTCAAGTGCCCAATCAGTCATGTTACTCTTCTGCTGTGTCGACTGTGCTTACCTCGGCCTTGACGTTCTTGAAATCCGTCATGACTTTGTCTAGGCAGCCATCTTCGTTTGATTCCCAGGCCTTGCGGAATTGTTTAATTATCTCGCCTTCACTGGTGACAAACACCAAGCGATTGCCTTCTTTCTTGAGCATGCCTTTTTTCTCTGCAAGATCAGTCAATCCACTGTAGGGGTTCATACCTGTTTCGTAGGGAATTTTGACCTGCATGCCTTCGAATGGCTTGGCATAACGAGTTTTCATCACTTTACAACCGGCACGTATGCCCATGACTTCAGAGATCTTGTTGCCATCCTCGTCTTCTTTCAGCTTCATTTTCTTCATGGCCACAACAATACTTGACGCATAGATAAAGCCTTGGCCACCTGAGATCTTGTCATCTGGATCAAACATGTCTTGGCTGGCGTAGGTATGATTGGTACAAACCATTCCCACATTGAAGCCACCGAACATGTTGACTGAATTACGAACCAATGATGTCAGTGCCTTGGGCTTGCGACCCATGTCACCTTTCATGTCACCTGCTTCAAACTGGTTGACATCAGTTGGTG